CCTTTAGTTCCTTAACGAATACAACATTCACACCAAACGGTGGCTCTTTTAGAATTATTGATTATGATAATAAGATTGATGGATACGGCACAGATGCAGCTGATAATCGAAACATAGGTTTACTACAATTGCTGTGGAATAATAATAGTACAATAAGTAATTCCGATTGCTTTCTTTGTATGACTAGAAGCGCTAACGATTACAATTCACAGGTACTCTCACAAGAGGCATTTACTGCCTCAGCTGATACCATTTTTCATACAAAACTTGATCTTGATGGCGATGTCCGAATTGGAGGAGAGGACTCTTCTGGAGTGCAATTCTTTCAAGAAATTTTAAATGCATGGAGCGGTTACGGCCCTACCTCTGAGGGGGGAGAAGATACAAACCCTTTCATGAGAAAGCTCATAGAGCAAAAAATGGATAAAGTTTTTGGCTATCGTCAATGGCAAACATCTAGTGCTTACGAACTTTATAGTGAATTTTTTCTTAATGAAAGACCTCGGTGGAAATCAGGTTATATGATCGCATATGTTCCAGATAGGGATATATTAGAAGACATGCCAGAAGGCTTAATATTCAGTGACCCGAGAGAGGTATCTTTAGTACCTACCCAAAGTAACGATTTAGCCTCGCCAGTTTTTAAAGACTCCTCATACGAAGATTTATTAATCCCAATTTTTAATACGCTAGAAGGGGGAGCGGGTGAACTTCAAAAAGATCAAAAAATATTAGGGGCATCCTTTATTTTCGTACAAAATTCATATTTAGGTACGAGTGAAGGTGAGCTTCGTACGATTGCTAAACAAAAAGGTATTGAGCTGAGAAGAGGGAAAGTGAGAAATATAATTACACAAGACTTCAATATCGAGAGTCTGTTAAGAAAATTAAAAAGAGTTCGAAAATTAACAATAACTCAAACTCCACAGCTTAATACCCGCGAAGCTAAATACAATTACAATAACGTTTTAATTGAATTTAGAAAAGGCTACGAGGATCAAAAACCCTTCCATTACTTTAATAAAATTCATATAGATAAAACTGTAAATAAAAATGTTTATGGAGCTTTTAAAGCAGGAGGTCAAGTACAAAGAATAAAAAGAAACGAGCTTGATACAAAAGATAACCTCTCTATGGAAGACGCTGACTACTCTGGCCCAAATCTTACTCTTGAAAATGGCTTACCTACTAACGAGGGTAGTAACGATAACAAACGTAAGGGTCTGAATATTGCAGATGAAAAAGATTACTCTTCTTGGAATTCATCTAACAGTTCATTCCAGCTAAATGAAAGAGCTGCGCCAATCACATATTATGTCATTAATCCAAATGTCTCTGAGGTTTTCGTCACGTTACAAATAGATTCTCTTTTTGATACTATTGAGCAGAAGTATAAAGGATCTGGGGATGATGTTTTTAAAGCGGGTGATAAATTCCCAGCTATCATGAATGTTGAGATCGAAGTGGGTAAAGTATTATCTGATGGGACGACTCAACAAACGTTGACAAAAACTTATAGGATTTCAGCTCTTGTAGAAGGGACAACTGTTATCGATATAGGCAATCCTAGTAATGTGGATAGTCCTGATAAATTTACACATATTAGAGATTTTCAAAACTTAAATGGCGATGCCGACTTATTTACACCGTTCCCACTACCAAGAGTTAACGATTACTCGTCAAACAATTCTTACTCTTCTCCAGAAAGGAGGTATGTTAAAGTAAGCAAGTTATCAACGGAGACATTCTCAGTTCTAATTTCTAAGGAATTAGTGCTTGCTAAGGTGACGGAGATTATTCCAGTTAATTTAAAGTATCCATTCTCCGCAATAGTAGGTACAAAACTAGATTCTAAAAGTTTCTCTTCTACGCCAGCAAGATCTTTTGATGCTAGGTTAAAATTAGTCCTGATTCCAACAAACTATTTCCCAACTCAACAAACTAATAGGAAAAAAGATAAAAGATATTACGATTATGCGTCTGAACTCGGAAATGCTTCAGAAGAAAATAAATCTGTATATCAGGGAGATTGGTCTGGAGGGTTTAAAATGGGTTGGACTGATAATCCAGCTTGGATTTTATATGACCTTCTCACAAATACTCGATATGGTTTAGGCAGATATTTAGATGAGGACGACATTAATAAATGGGAACTTTACAAGATTGGCAGATTCTGTGATGCTGTAAATTCAAATGGCGACTTTGAAGGTGTTCCAGATGGTAGGGGAGGTTTAGAACCTAGATATTCTTGCAATATTATGTTCAAGAGCGATGAAAAAGTTTTTGATTCTATACAGCTCATATCAAAATTGTTTAGGGGGCAAACTTTCTTTAGAGCCTCAGAAGTTTCATTTGTTGATGAAAGGATCAAATCCCCCGTAGCTATATTTAATAATAATAACGTAAAAGACGGAGGATTTAATTATTCTAACCTAAGAAGAGATCAACAATTCAACACTGTTGAGGTGTCCTATTTAGATAGGTTTGAAAATTTCACGCCAAAAGTTGAAGTGGTTGAGGATGAAGAGGACATTAGGAGTAGAGGTATATTCAAAAAAAGAGTTGATGGTTTAGGTGTGACATCCAGATCTATGGCTAGAAGAATTGGCCAACATTTGATTTATAAGACTATCAAAGAGAACCAAAGGATAGCATTCACTTCTGGTTTAGAAGCTTTACTGTGTCAGCCCGGGGATCTTATTCTTATTGACGACGATTTGAAGAATGAAAAATCTAACTTCGGTAAGGTTCTTAGTGTTGATGTAGACAACCAATATATTCAATTAAGTGGTCCATATTCTGAGGCTTCTATGACGGGTATATTGACTGTATATAACCCTACAGGAGAAGCTTCGATCATAGGTCTGAATGATATTGCTAGCGCAAAAAGAGCCAGAACAGATACTTTTACTATTACTGGTTCACCTGCACCTTCGTTTGACATTTATACTGGATTGTATAATTTTTCAAGGTATACAGATGGTTACCTAGATGATGATATAGATGAATTAATTACATTTTCTGAGTATGCTTTGTATACAGGCGCTGGAGATAACATGTTATACTTCGGCACGGGTTATACAGGTTGGACATTTGCAACAGGTCTTGAAGAAGCGAGTAGAGATTATGTAGCTAAATCAACAGGTGTTCAGAATCTGGCTCAATTAAATACTGGTTTTGTTTCCAATTATGCTAGCGCTAGTGGAGATAAAAGAGGGGCGACAGACGTTGATATTTCAGGTCAAATCAGTGGCGATTTGGATAATTTAAATATTGGGGGGATCTTAGAGTCAGAAATAACTCAAAATTCAGAACCTCACATTATGACTTTCAATGTTGCAGCGGGTGGAGCTGTCGATAATGGTGATGGATTTAGCTTTGTTAGCGGTGTAGATAAACCTGACTTCTTAAAGTTTATCAAGTTGGGTAGTCCATATAGATTTGATCTAAAAGACGCAGGTGATATCTTATACAAGATCGACTCTATTAAAGAAAATAGCCCTAACGAATATTTAGTATCTGCGGCTAAGTTTGATACTGGTAAGTTTTCGTTAATCGAAGATAATATATCTTTAGATAAAAAAGAAAACACATATGATTATAATGTTGCCACCACGATTGGCGACATAACCTACAGCGGATTGAAGGCTCCAGAGAATTTATCCATCACTACTGGCGTAGGCACAGAAATAGATACCTTCTTTATTAGTGGCGATTGGGACGAGGTAGCAGAAAAAACAAGTTATGAAGCCGTTCTAAGTCTTCCTAGCAGTTTTCAATTATTAGCTAGTGGAATAAACGAATCTGTCAAGTTTGACAATTTAAGTTCTATAGGGAATTACGCTTTAAGCGTAAAAGCTATCGGGTCTTTTTCAAATACTTTTCAAACTACAGATTCTGAATTATCAACCGTAAGAACATTTATTCTTTACCAAGATTTAGAAGAATTTGATAGATCTTTTATAACAAATGTAACATTTAGTTAAATGCCTTTATACGAATTTACACCATCTTTCACTGTTGATCAAACAGATTTAAGTTTGACATCTACAGGTAGCGGAGTACACCTTAAAAAAGATGTTACTGTTAATCTGGGTATTTTAGATAGGCTTAGTGGAAGTATAGCGGATAACGCATCGCTTTTAGCAAACCCTTATGTTAATAATGTTAGCGTAGATATTCTAAATATTGATGGGACTGTTAAGTTTCAAAATTACCTTACTAATTACAAGTCTAATATATTTAGTATAACAGAGTACGACAACATTAATGTTTTTGGTGAATATACGAAGGACTTTGGTATTAAAGCTACTGTTTCAGAAAGTTCGC